AGCCCTGCTATACCTAGCTCTTGTGGTCTTTCTGGTATGTTTGCAGGGGGCGGTAGAGGTATGTTTGCAGGTTCAGGTGGGGGTGCGTCTGGGGGAAGATCAAAAATTATTTTTGGGTCTATTTTTGGATCTACTTTAGGATCTACTTTTGGGTCTACTTTAGGGTCTACTTTAGGGTCTACCTTTGGATCTATTTTAGGGTCTACACGTACCTCTGGTGCTATTTTTGGGTCTACCGTTGGGCTTATGAGACTATCCACAGTGCTAGATATGGTGGCAGTGTCTGTTGTAAGGTCTAAGGTAGGTAAGGTTTTAGGTGCAGTTACGGGAGTGTCTATTACAGGAGCTACGTCAGTTTTTACAAGCCCTGCCTCTGTTAGTATGTCCTGTATCAAAGTGGGATCTGTTATATTTGCATCTTTTAACACTTGTTCAGCTATCGCTATTTGGTCATCCATAGACAATACGGAGTCTGCCTCTGGTGATATCTCAGGGGTGGTCAAAGAATCTGTAGTTACGTCAGGTTTAACAACAGGGGGTGGCATAGATGTTAGTGGTTCACTTTTATCTGTAAAACTACTATATACATCCGCACCTGCGTCTTTTATCACCTTTGTAGCATCGGCAGCGGTTTCTATTGTTACTGAAGTTCCTCCACCTAAGAACCCTGCTCCTAGATATTTTCTTATGTTTTCGGGTAATTTTTTAAAAGTTTCGGCATCGAAGTATTCTTTTGCTTGACTAGCGTAATCTTGAACGCCCTCTTGAGTAAACTCTGTTCCAAATTCTGCTCCCGCTCTACCAACTTTATTTAATTTAAAAAATGGTAACGCATTCAAAGCACCACTTGACAACGATCCACCTATGGCAAAAGTCCAGTCATCTTTGTTAGGCGCATCCCTACCGTTTTGTTTTGCTTGCGCCATCGCTATGGGACCTATAACATTTAAAGCCTCCACAGCCACAGGACCTGATAGTCCTAAAAGAGGGTTTCCCGTAGCTAGGGTTATACCTCCAGCCGCAGCTACACTTAAAAGTAAATTTACTCCTTGCTCCAACACAGCATTATCAAACTTACTCCAGTTATACTTTCCTCCCTTTTCATTTATAAATTGTGCTGTGGCTGAAGGTCCTTCAAAGTTAAACTTCTCTTGTCCCTCTCTAGCAAACTTTAACATATCTTCATTTCCGTTAGTCAAAGCAAGAGCCTCTAACGCTTTAAGATAGTTATCAATAGTTGTATCCCCGCCTCTAAGAATGTCTGTTTTATATTGTTTTAGCTCATTTTTTACTATTTCTGCTGTTTCACCTATGGTGGCATACTCCCCAGCTTTTATTTTTTCTTCCATTTTTGCCCCTTTACGAGTCTTCTCAAGACCATAAGCCTCTGGGTCTAAAGATGATCGGGGTTCAAAAGGGATGCCCAGAAAGGTTTTAGGTTCTGGCTTTTCTGCTGGTGTGACATCTACACCGTACGTGTCACCGATAGGATCTAAAAGGTCTTTTTCTGTTATTTTTGGTAGCGTATCTTTTGGTTCAGAGGGCACACCTACAGGAGCTTCTGGTTTTATTTTCGGCACATCTCCTACAACGGTTTCTTCTTTGGGGACATCAGGAGGGACAAAAGTAGGGGCTAGAGGTTTACTTTTGCTGGTGGGAGAGATTTGAGTGAACAGCTCTGTAGGGTCTTTTGCGACTTTAGTGGGTTGATCTCTAAATTTATCCAATGTTTCTTTGTCAGGAAGCACTGCTTCGGTTAGCATCTCTCCTGTATCCATAGGCAGTTCTTCTACAGGGTCTATAACTTCTGTAATACTGTTTCGTATTTCTTCTGTAGCTAGCTCCCCCAGAGCATTATTTATAGCAGCGTTTGCATTTTTACCTTGTGCTTCGGCTGTTAGTCCAACAGACAGTATCTTAGCAATATCTGCTTTCACCTCTGGAGTAAAATCTGTCACCTTGTTAACCACGGGCTGTAACACGTTATTCATAGTGGTCACAGTCGCTGCTTTCACCCCGTCACCTCCCATCAGACTTGTTGCAACGCCTGTCCTTAGTGATGTATCCAAGGTTTTACCCGCAGCGGTTGACGTATCTATGTTTAACGAGTCTACTATGCCGTTTGTAGTTTTAGATACAAGCTGTGTCTCATTTAGCACAGAGCCTATAACTGCTGTTTCTAGATCTCCACCGTTTGTTACCACGTTAACAGCTGTATCTGTGACTATATTAGCCATAGTAGAACCTATTTGATCCGTCAATGTCTCTGCCACAGCACTGCCAGCCACATCTAGCACAGGTGCAGCCACAGTGGACACCACAATGTTTGTCAACACCTCTCCAGGATCGGCCCCTTTGTCCACAGCATTTGCACCATTTATTATAGGTACAGCCCATGCGTTGTTTGTAGCCACAGCAGCTACGTTTACAACTGTTCTTAGGTCAGGATTATCTAGTATGGCTTCCCCCACAGGGCGTAACACGTCAGCCGCAGCATCAGCAACTGGTCTCACAACATCACCAACAACATCAGCCACAGGGCGTATAACATCTCCAACTGTGTCAAATACTTCTTCTACAGCATTTACCACTACGCAGCCTCCATAAGTGGTTTATCCCCAAATTTTACAAACATACCATATTCTGCGGAGTTTTCTAGCTCCACCACCTCTAATTTTGTGCCTTTTTCTTCAAGTCTTTTCTTTAACACACGTAACCCTGGTAGCAGTCGCTCGTTACCTATACGTGCGCTGACGTGTGTTACACCGTTTTTCTGTAAAAAAGCCCCATATTGGTACATATTGTCTATAATATTACGCCCTACATCCATGTTATATATTCTCACGTACATATTATCTCTTTCTTTATTGCGTACCCCTAAAAATATGGTGTTACCTATTTGCACCGTCTGCACATTTTTATCGCCTATCTCTTGCAAGATTAACCCGACTGCTTGTTCCATAGGCACATCTTCTGGTATTTGACCTGAACCTTTAAGATTCGTTATAGCACCAAACAATACTTGGTTGTAACTTAGTTTCTCTTTCTTGCTGTCTTTTAACTCCACTATGTTATCTCCAGATAACTTGCTACCACGTGTAGTCTGTCTGCTGTTGCTGCTGTTACTTTTAGTATCTCTGATGCTTGCACAACAAGAGGGGCTGTCAGAAGCTCTACTGTGCCATTTGCACCTACAGCTTTTACTTTATATATACTAAATACGTCTGATCCACTTGTTATAGTCAATGTTATTGTATCTCCACTGCCTGAGTCATCAGACACCAAGATAGATTTCATGATAGCTGTGGTACTTGCAGGGCATGTATACAACGTGGTTATACTGGTGCTTGTAAGGTCTACTTTAGAGTTTTTATAATTATTTGCCATTAGCTAATAAACCACGCCTGTGCATCTGATTGTTCTTTCAACGTATTCTTCCTAAACTGCTCGTCTATTTGGTTAAAATACAGCCGTAACGCATCATTTAGCTTCATAGCTTCTTCTCGACTGTACTCTGCCCTTGGTAGTGGTAACGCAGGGGCGCGAAAAAGCACGTCATAATCTGTTAAATCTACACTCATTAGCGTCTCCCATCAGGTCGCATATCCAATCTAGGGGAGCCAAGTTGCCATTGTACCCCTGTAGCGTTGGATTGTATCTTTAAATTAAGCTGTCGTCCTCTAACACGTACGTCAAGTTGACTGGTAAACGCCTCTACGGGTGACGTAGCAGAACGTGTTACTGTACCACTACTGTTTCCACCTTCCGACGGGGTAGACTTGATACCCGACCCAGAGTTCGTTAACGGGTCTAATGTCAGCGTGACAGACGGATTATCTATGGTAGAACCGTCAAAAGTCACATCAGGCATGATTCTGTTTACTAAAAACAACCTATGTCCATCGTCAAGATCGAAGTCCGCAGACGTTATAAACGCAGTTATCGCTGCAGGTGTGCCTGTCTCGTTATCATCTAGCCCCTGCTCATGCTCTACTAATTTACCTGATGTAGTCGCTGCAAGTGGATTATCTCTTGCCCCTGAATCTACCCACGCTGTGCGTGTTAAGTTGCCAAAATACCACACGTCTTCAGAATAATTGTATATTATATACCTATTTGGCACATCTGACCCTGTTGCACAATAGAACCACCATATCTCGTTGAACGACTCGTTTGTACCTGCAAACACTTGCTCGTATTGGTTTTCATTAAAATCGTTAAACACGTAACGACGTAGGTCACACTTTAGTGTTTCTGTTCTACCATCATATTTATAAAACTTATCTGTACCCATCCAGTAGGCTATACCATTTGCGTACGCCACAGCATTTTTAGAGGCTATGGATATGTTTTCACCAACAAGATTAGCCCCCCATACTATAGGCGCACCCACATACTGCAAGCTATATAATGCAGCGTCTGTCCAAATTAGCACCGCCTGACGTGAGTTTGCGCCTGTTACAATCCTTGAACCTTGTGATAAACGTAAGCTACCTGCCTGATTTGTAGCCGCAGGTGTCCAATCTACCAAACTTTCTTGGTCAGACCATCGAACAAGTAGAGGATCTATGTCGGAACTTCCTACTGGGTTAACACCTAAACAGAAAACAAAACGACTAACGTCGGACACGATTATGTTATTGTGTGTGGTAGGAACTCCTGATGCACCTGCCAAGCTAGATACAAGCACACCACGTGTAGATATACCGTTGGTAACGTCCCATGTGTATAACTTGCCACCATCAAACCCTAAGACTAAATCTTCACCAAAGTTCTGCTGATGCCATAAACGAATACCGAATGTGGTTGTACCTGCGTTATTCCAAGATGTACCTGCTTCATTCCAAGCACCTCCGCCCCAGCCTGTTAGTGCGGCTTGACCTTCTTTCCCTATATTTTCTTGATATTGTGCTGTTTGACCTGAACCAGTGTAATCAGTGTTAGCCGTGCCTGTAGAAGTAGCTGAAGCTGTAAACGTGTATACATTTGCTGACGTTACAGCTGTGATTTCGTGTTCCGTATTAAGCACAGCTGCTGTTATCCCACCGCCTAACGTGGTAAAACCCGCAAAAGTTACAAAATCTCCTATTTCTGCTCCATGCCCAGTGTCAGTTACTGTTATGGTAGAAGACCCGTCGGTTCTGGCAAGGTTGATCGTACTAACACTTGCTGTTGTAGTCTTTCGCACAGGGGTTATATCATAGTATCTACCTCCTTGCTCTATGTAAAACTTCTTATGTGTACCGACACCCACCAAAGGTATGCTACCAAGTGTTGTCCATGCACGTAAAGATCGGGCTTTTCCGTCAAACGTGTTATCAGATATACGTGTCCACCCACCTATCTTCTCAGGACTACCCTGTCGAAAGCGTATTTTATCACAGTCAAACCACCCACCCTCGTTGGTATATCGAGTGCGTTCTCTATTAACTCCAGGTTTAAATGTTACTTTTTTTAAAGGCATTACATCAGCTCA